CTCTACCTTATTCCACTTAGATCCAGCTTGGATTACTAGCGTTACCACGTGTGTTACTGATATCTCTTCACTCATAGTATTACCTTTCCATTGTGTGTGTTATGCAGATCCAGAATGCCCTGCAATTCTTCGGTTAGTCTCTGCTCATTCTCTTCCCATTGGCTATCGCCTTTATAGGCGTAGTCCCATTCGTGCGTAGCGTGATCATAGATAGTACCTTCGGGGAATGCACTCTCTTCTAGCTCTGCATTAATACTCCACCCGCCCTTCTCATTCCAGCTAACTACATAGTGATGCTCTTTCATTACTTCTCCTCCTTCGGACAGTCGCTATATGGATTTTCATTACCCTCATTATCTTCACACGAACACCAATTAAATCGCTCCACTTGGGTAGCGTGAGTCAATTGTGCTATTTCACTCCAGCTCATTGATTCTTGATCCATTACTCCCCCTCCCCTTCTATTACTGATACGTGGATAGGCGGGTATTCGCCTAACCCTTCTAGCCATATATCTTCGTCGTCTAGCACTAACGCCACGTTAGTAGAGTGTGCGAAATTAATAGGATCTATCCCTAGCTCTTCCCGAATAGCCTCATTAGCCCTATTCTCTGCCAGCTCACGGGCCTCCTCGCTTAGATTACCCGTCGTATCGTCTAGATCAATAGAGATCTTAGTAGTTAAGCTCCAATAGTTACCCGTAAAAATAACGTTATATTCGTATTCCTTGGTGTCATTCATTACTCACCCTCCAATTCGTAGGTAGCATCATTCGCCACGCTATCTCCATACTGCTCTGCAATTATGAGCTTAGCCCGTGATAGGGCCTCGCTATCGCTATCTGCTCCTAATAAGATCGCCTCATTCTTCAAGGTCACTAGCACTACGTATTCTTTCATTCTTATACCCCTTCCAAGGTAGTTATTAGGGCGATTCACCCTCCCTCCCCCTCCACTTCTGCCCGTGGAGGAGGAGAGATAGCTAACCGCTATTGCCTTACCTTACCGTATCTTATCCTATAAGTATTCGAATATATCGCCGTCTCCGATTATGTCTTCTATATCGGATAAGCTATAAGGATCTTCACCATAGATAAGATCATTCAATTGTGTGACGATCTCCTCCTTCGTATCTCCTATCACTCTTCCCCCTCCTCTCCGCATTCGCATAAGTGGCCGTCGGTAAAGCATACGTAAGTGCCAGATAGGTGAGTACGGTAACCGTATCGCCTCTCCCCTTCTACTTCTAAGTAGAATCTATCGTTATCATCTAGGAGCGTGGCCCCTTGGATCTCACGCTCACGGCGTAGTGTCCAAGCCCCGTTATTCACTCTTCTCCTCCCCTTCTAATACTTCAATTCTATTAATAATAAGATCCAATAGAATGCCATTCTTGTTAGGTTTATTGAATACAGGGTTAATTCTTACCCTCCAATATCCCTCACGTAACACTTCTAATTCTCTACTCACTCTTCTCCCCCTTCTAATTCATTCTCGTACCATTCCCCGCATAGATCGCATTCAACTAGATTATTGCTCACCCTTCTCACCCTTCTCTTCATAGGATCCGACGGGAATGATCTGCACGATTCCCGCCTCTTGCAAGGCCTTCAATAGCTCTTCGTTACTCACGCGCTCACCCGCTCCTTCTGCCCTAATTGGATCCCCGCTAAGGCGTAGGCCTTCACGATAGCCTTTACCCGTGGCGCGGTTAGATCCGCGCTCACTATCTCTTCTCCCGTGAATATATCCACAAGGCTCACCCGATTCTTCTCATACTTCATTAGATAACCCCTTCCAAGGTTTAAGATCTGCCCCTAGTGGCAGACTACCCCGCACGGCCTAAGCCGTGCGAGATAGTACGCTCCTAGATATTACACTCCGCCATAGATCCGATACATATACCCGATTCGGTTACCCAATAATTGCCCATAAGCCAGAAGGCCCCGACGATTAGAAGGCCCACGGCTATCCCTAACACAAAGGCCCCGCGCTTAGTTAGATCCTTCATTCCCCCGCCTCCTCTTCGTCGCGATACTTCCCTTCTTTGAAGGCTTGGATCTCCTCTTCTAGTTCGGCCTCCACAATCTCCCTCCAATTCACGCGCCATAAGGATCCGACATCATCCTTCATTAATTGGATCCCGTGAGGCATTGCGCCATTCTCCTCCCAATAAGTAAAGGAGAGGATCTCCTCAACCCATTCGCTTAGAGAATCTTCGGCAGATCTCACGCCTTGGGTCCAACCGTCGGGAGTGGAGCCGTCTAGATCCTCCAAGAATGAGGCCTCCAAGATTCGGGCCATATCGTAATAGAGGCCTTCATCATTATTAAGGTGAAGGGAGACGGCCCACGTCTCGCGATTAGTCCAACCGTTATACGTCTCAACCGTCTCGCGTGTCATTATTTTATTCCCTTCGATAGTGTTGCAATTGCTCCCACAATTGAGAGAGATAGGAGTGAGATTAGAGTGAATGCAATAGTACTCTCTAACGTAATCGTTACCGTGGAGAGAATAGAATAAAAATATACTGGCGTTAAACTAGCGATAAGCAATAAGAATTTCACTTATTTATTTCCTTTCAATAAAGTGAGGAGGCAGATCCTCTCCACGGGATTAATATACCACTCCTTACCGTATAGAGAAGGGAGCTAACGGGCCAGATTCTGGCCACGTGTCCCAAGCTCTAAGAGGCTAGGCGGGGCCAGATCCAAGGCCCGAAGGGGTAAAGCGGGGCCAGATCCGAAGGGGCCGAAGGCCCGAAGAATCTAAGGTAAGCAAGGAGGCCGAAGGCTTGGGGCCGTAATCTCTGGCCCGTAGATCTCTGGCCCGTGGATCAATAGAGCCGTGAAGGGTTAGGCCGTGAGCCGTAAGGCGTGAGGCCTTGGGGTAATCGCTAGGCCTTGGGGTTATTCGTTAGGCGGGTTTATTAATATGGCTTGGGTAATTGATACAGGGATCCCCGTGCCGATAGGGGAGCCGACCCGTCGGGAATGCCTAACGGTACGGTACGGGGCAGAATGCGGGCCTCTTGCTACGGTATCGGCCACGGGTACGGCGAGAAGACCCCTAGGTGTTAAACTTTGCTCTGGTGTAGTGTATGTACCCACTACAGATATATTTCCTAAAGTGAACCAGATCACTTATTAATGTCCTAGTTTGTACCGTATTTGTAGTGACGTTAGTCACATTCCATAAATACTTTATACCATAGGCAGGAAATGATCTTTTTTTCCTGCCTTATATACAGTAGGGGCGGAAAATGTAATAGCCCCGTACAGCCTCGCTACGTTGGCACTACGCGAGTCCCTAGGACGAGTACCAACTTACCCCTCGCTTCGCTGTGGCTCACTCGGGAGTTTAGCCTACCGTGTCGTGCAGAGCACGACTTTTAGTTGGGTGTAGTCTACCTATAACCCAATGAGATATCGGAGATCCAATGGCTGAGAACTCAGCAGATATAGCTAAACGTATTATACTTAGCGCAGTAGCTGAAGGTATGACCATTGAGCAAGCCTGCCTATCGGCTGGTAAATCCTATAAGACCTATGAGTACTATCGTCGCACAGACAAGATGTTTACCGACAAGGTTGATAGAACCCGCCTTGGACTAAAGGACAAATCCTTTGCTACCTCCGATGTCCACGACATCACATTCGCAGATTTCCGCCAACGCTTTCTCAACTCTAGGACCTTTCCTCATCAGCAAAACCTAGTGGATATGATTGAGGGCATTGAGCCTTCCTGGATGCACCCTTCGATGAAATACGAACAGGGCCTAGCCAATAACCGTATTCTTATTAACATCCCGCCAAACCACGCCAAGTCCATCACAATCACGGTGGACTACGTAACCTGGCAGGTAGCTCGTAATCCTAACTTTAGAGTGCTCATAGTCTCCCAGACTCAGCAACTCGCAGCCGACTTTCTCTACGCCATCAAGCAGCGTTTGACTCACCCTATGTATGAGAACCTTCAAAATGCTTATGCTGCTGGCGTAGGGTTTAACTCCAAGTCTGCCTCGTGGCAGGCTACCCGTATTACCTTTGGCGATGAGCTTCGTGAATCTAGCGAAAAAGATCCTAACATCGAGGCCGTGGGAATCGGGGGTCAAATCTACGGCAAACGTGCCGATATGATTATTGTAGACGATGCAGTAACTCTCAAGAACGCCAATGAGTTTGAACGCCAGATTAAGTGGCTGACACAAGATGTACGTTCTCGTCTTAACCCTACTGGTAAGTTAATTATCATTGGTACCCGCGTTGCTGCAGTTGACCTATATCGTGAACTGCGTAACCCAGATAGATACCCTGGTGGTCTTGTCCCTTGGAAGTACCTGGCTATGCCAGCTCTACTGGAAACAGATGAAGACCCTGACAAATGGGTTACCTTATGGCCTGCATCAGATGCCCCCTTTGATGGTCAGATGGAATCTGATAAAGATGAGGACGGCCTCTATCCTAGATGGAATGGTCGCAACCTTTACAACGAACGCCAAGCTATGGATGCAAGCACCTGGGCTTTGGTTTACCAACAACAAGATATCTCAGATGATGCCATCTTTGACCCAGCCTGTGTAAGAGGTTCTATTGATGGTATGCGCAAGGCAGGTCGCTTGGTTCCTGGTCATCCAGGTCACCCACGTGATGTCAACGGCTTTTCTTTTATTTGTGGTCTTGATCCCGCTATGGTTGGTGATACAGCCGCCATTTGTTACGCTATTGATAGGGTTACACATAAACGCTGGATTGTTGATGCTATTAAGATTACTAGGCCAACGCCTGCTGCAATCCGTCAGCTAATCTTTGACTGGACTACCCTCTACTCACCTAGTGAGTGGATAGTAGAGAAGAACGCATTTCAATCTTTCTTAACTCAGGACGAAGGCATCCGTGCAAACTTGGCTAGCCGAGGAGTGCTACTGCGGGAACACCATACTGGAACCAACAAGTGGGACTCAGGCTTTGGAGTTGCATCAATGTCAACTTTGTTTGGCACCAAACAACACGACGGCAAACACCACCGCGATAACCTTATTCACTTACCTTCAGATCAAACTGAAAACATTAAGGCGCTCATTGAGCAATTAATTACTTGGTCCCCAACGACCAAAGGTAAGACCGATATGGTGATGGCTCTGTGGTTCTGTGAGATTAGAGCACGTGAGATGCTCAACCAAGGTATACACGCAACACATCATATGAAAAACCCTTTCCTGTCTCGTTATGAACAGGGTAAGCGAATGGTCGTCAACATAGATGAACTACTCGCAGAAAAAGATCGTACATTTATCTAAGGAGAAATCTTGTTATCAACTAAAGAGGTTGCAGCGAAAGTAGCACGGCTACAAACACGCTACGCAGCACGTGACCAGAGAATGCGTGACGTGCTCTCTGTGCGTCAAGGTGATATCTCCAAGGTATACCCTGCAATGTTTTCTGAAGAATATCCAAAACCTTTAGTTGCAAACTTCGTAGATGTCGCAGCACGTGACTTAGCAGAGGTAATGTCTCCTCTACCATCGTTTAACTGCGCTGCTACCAATATGGTTTCAGACTCAGCACGTAAAGCTGCAGATACACGTACTCGTATCGCTAACTACTTTGTCTCTTCCTCTGACTTACAGATTCAAATGTACACAGGTGCTGACTGGTTTAACACCTACGGTATGCTTCCAGCAATTGTTGAGATGGACTATGAAACCAATAATCCGAGAATACGTCTGCTTAATCCTTTTGGTACTTATCCTGAAATTGATAGATTTGGCCGTACCCTCTCAATCTCGCAGATAATTGCAACAGATGCTGAATCACTTGCAATGCAGTACCCAGAGTTCTATGACCAGATTATGCCACGTAACGTCTATGCACCTGGCTCACCTTATGTATCTTTAGTTCGCTACCACGACAAAGATCAGGACTTAATCTTTATCCCAGAGCGCAAGAATTTAATTCTATCTAATACACCTAACCCAGTAGGCAAGTGCCTAGCAGGTGTAGCAATGCGTTCATCTATTGATGGCGAAGC